GAAAAAGCCGCCTCCGGGCGGTTTTTTTTCGCCTGCAATATGCCCCGCCGGGCGCAGTCCAACAACCTGCTCCGGCGCGACGCTTCTGCGACGACCGAGCCATAACTACCCCTGACTTATGACCGAAACCGTCCAGATTGGCGCGGCGCAGCTTGCGTGCGCGGATTCACTGCAATTTATCAAAACGCTGCCCGACAACAGCATTGACCTGATCGCCACCGACCCGCCTTACTTCCGCGTGAAAGACAACGCGTGGGACCGGCAGTGGAAGAACGACGACCACTACCTCGGCTGGCTGGGCGAAATGGTTGCTGAGTTCTGGCGCGTGCTCAAGCCAACCGGCTCCCTTTACATGTTCTGCGGGCACAAGCTGGCAGCCGACACCGAAATCATGGTGCGCGAACGGCTGAACGTGCTTAACCACATCATCTGGGCGAAGCCGTCCGGGACGTGGAACCGGCAGAACAAAGAGAGCCTTCGCCAGTTCTTCCCGGCGACCGAGCGCGTGATTTTCGCCGAACACTACGGTGCGGAAACCACCGCGTCGGGCGCATCCGGCTACGCCGCCAAATGCGAAGAACTGCGCAAGCAGACCTTTAAGCCGCTGATTGATTACTTCGCTAATGCCCGCGCTGCGCTGGGCGTCAGTGCGAAAGAGATTAACCAGGCGACCGGCACGCACATGTGCAGCCACTGGTTCAGCGAGTCGCAATGGCAGCTGCCCAAGCGCGAACAGTACGAAACCCTGCAGGCGCTCTTTGACCGCAAGGCGAAGGAATTAAACGCCGCCGCAGAACTGGTGAAGCCGCACGACGGCCTGCTGACCGAATACGACGCGCTCAGGCGCGACTATGAAGGATTGCGTCTGGAATACGACGAACTGCGCCAGCGCTACGAAGAGCTTCGCCGTCCGTTTGCCGTTTCAAAATTGGTCCCGTTTACCGACGTGTGGACCTACGCACCGGTGCAGTACTACCACGGTAAGCACCCTTGCGAAAAACCCGCCTCAATGATGGAAGACATCATTAACGCCAGCAGCCGTCCCGGCGATCTGGTGGCGGACTTCTTTATGGGTTCCGGTTCGACCTTAAAGGCCGCCCTCAAGCTGGGCCGCCGCGCATTAGGCGTTGAACTGGAGTCCGACACGTTTAAAAACACGGTGGCAAAAGTGGACGAGTTCCACGCGGCGCTGACCTGTTAAGGGGGCAAGCCCCCAACCGCAAATGGCGTGCCGGAGAGCTGGCCCGCGTGAAAACGACTGCCGGAGATAAGCGCCGGACGCCACCTTTTCAAAATTGGGGCCACGGCCCCAATCCCCCCGGTTGGTAAGCACATAAGGATGTGCGGTCGGCTGTTAACCGAAGGGCAGCGGGTTCGAATCCCGCACCAACCGCCAAATATTCCGGCTGGGGCCACGGCCCCAACGATTCCCGATCACCGATTGGGGCCACGGCCCCAACCACACTCACCGCACGGCGCACCGTGGGGAGGAGATTCTGAACATGGACAAAATCACCAACGTATCAAACGCCGTCGCTTACGGTGCGGCGTCTGGTTCAGGCGGTTACTGGTTCTACAAACTCACCACGGCAATGACGCCTGACCAGTGGGCCGCCGTCGGCGTGATGGGCAGCCTGGCCTTTGCGGGCCTCACCTGCATCAGCAACGCGATCATCAAAATCTGGGCGGTGAAGCGTGGCAACAAAATTTCAGTCGGCGAGGACTAACCCATGCGCCTTGTGTTCCCTGCAAAGCTGATGCGCAAGATTCTCGCTGCAGGCGGGGCGGGCGCAATGGCAATCGCGGTCGCCTTACTGGGCGGTCACGACGGCGTGGAAGGCCGACGCTACACGGCCTATCAGGATGTGGGCGGCGTATGGACCGTCTGTGACGGCATCACCGGCGCTGACGTGAAACGGGACCACCGCTACACCGACCCGGAGTGTGATGCGCTACTGACCAAACACCTTACGCCGGTTAAGCGCGTAGTCGACCGGGCGGTAAAAGTGCCGATGGACGACTACACCCGCGCCTCCCTGTATTCCTTCGCCTACAACGTGGGTACGGGCGCTTTCGAGCGTTCATCCCTGCTGCGACACCTTAACAGCGGTGACACCGAGCAGGCGTGTCGTGACATGCGAGCCTGGGTAAACGTCAACGGCCAACGTAATCGCGGGCTGGTTTACCGGCGCTATATCGATGAAACGGTTTGCATGATGGGGGCCAAATGAAAGCAGCCATTTTAGGCACGCTGGCTGGCGTCCTGCTTCTGACGTTCGGCGCGCTCGGCTGGCTGGCGTTTCACTACCACGCCAAAGCCGTGACTGAACAGGGCAAGGTTAGCCAGCTGCAAAGCGATAACGACCTGCAAACGGCGACCATCGCCAGCCAGTCGCTGACCTTTAACACGTTTAACCAGATAGCCTCCGCTGCGCAGCAGTACGCGACGAAGGCCACCAGCACCAGCGAGGAGAAAGTCGTTGAATATCGCACGATCCTTAAAAGTGAGCCGACCTGCAATCTGCCTGTGCCTGCTTCTGTGTCTGGCGGGCTGCTCGACTACGCGCACCGTCTACGTTCCGGCGCAGTGTCCGGCACTGTCGCCGACGCTGACAGCGCCAGTACTGGTTCCGCTTCCGCCAGCACCCTGACTTATTGCCAGGCGGTTTTATGGATTAACCCGCTTTTAAGCACCATCGACAAGGCGAATAACCAGTTGTCCGCCATCCGCGCAGAAGACGCGCAGCGCACGGCCAGCACCGCCAAGGCGACCCCTTAACCCTTCAGGAATCTAACCCGTGAAAAAGAGTTCAATCCTAGTGGCGTTAGCCGTGCTGGGCGCTTTTGCCCTGTCCGGCTGCGACAACAAAGACGACGTGATTCAGGCGCAACAGCAGCAAATCCAGCAGCTGTCGCAGACGGTGGCGCAGCTGCAACAGCAGTGCACCGCCCCGGCCTGCCAGCAGGTCGCGCAGGCCGCCGCCCCGGCTGTACAGCAGCAGGCCCCGGCAACCGTCGTGACCGCACCCGCCCCGGTTTACGTTCAACAGCCCGCCGTTGTGCAGCATGACAGCAGCGGCGACCTGTTAACCGGCATGGTCCTCGGTCACATGCTGTCAGGCGGTGGAGGTGGCGGAGGCGGTGGATACAGCGCAGGCCACACCAGCACCTCGCAGGTCGTGAACAACCACTACCACACCACCAGCGCCCCCGCGCCAGCTGCCGCACCCGCAGCGCAGCCGGTTAAGCGCCCGTGGTACTCGCGAACATCGACGGCCAGCACGACCACGGCCAGCAAATCGACTAGCAGCTTTACCACTTCCCGCTCCAGCAGCATCAGCCGTAGCGGATTCAGCAGCGGGGCGCGTTCAGCATTTCACGCGAGCCGCAGTTTCGGACGCCGTTAAGGCGCAGAGGTTTGCCGATGTTCAGATGGTTACGTAAGCGCCGCGAGCGCAAACAGCAGGAAGCCGCCGAACGCCGCGCGCAGCTGCGCCGCAAAGCGCAACTGAGCGGTATGGAACGCACAGCCGAACTGGTCTTTTACCCCCCGCCAGAGCCTATCCCGTTCTATATGACGCTGGCACCGGACCAGCCGGACGAGCTGGCGGCGATTGTTGCCGTGGATGTCGCCCCGGTCACTGCTCACCGCACCTTCACGGCATCGGCGGATTACGCCCCCGTAAAGACTGAGCAGGAGCTGCCGCGCGCCATTCGGACTTCCGGTGGCGGTGGCAGCGGCGGCACAGGATTTGGCAGCGTTGGCGGCAGCGGCGGTAGTGGACCACATCACGGCACGCAGCACCACTATGGCAACGGTGACAACGTAGGCGGTAACAGCCATGTGAAGCAGCACCATTACGGCAGCGGCGACAACATCGGCGGCAGCGTACACCACGCCAGCCACCATAGCAGCCACAGCAGCCATGACTACGGCAGCAGTAGCAGCTACGACAGCGGCAGCAGCTATGACAGTAGCAGCAGTTCTGGCGGCGGCGACAGCAGCTGGTAAAGCCATCACCGAGCCAGTCATCCGGCTGGCTCGCTAATGCCATTCCCGGAGGCAACATGAGTTTATTCACCTGGCTTGAAGCCAAATTATCACCCAAGGAGACCAATGTGTCTGAGACTACCGTTACCGCTGCTGCAGATGCAGCCACCGTTGCCGCATCAACCGATGCAACCACCACCGCCACCGACGCTGTGGTCGTGTCTGATGGTTCCGTATCTGTTGCCGATGCGTCTGCAACTGATTCTGCCGCCACCGTTGCTGATTCTGGCGCTGTTACTGATGCTTCCGCATCCGTTGCTACCGCTGCTGCTGTTACTGATGCTTCCGCATCCGTATCGACTGCTGATGATTCTGCCGCGACCGTTGCCGTTGCCGCAGCCGCAGATGCTTCTGCAGTTGAAAAAAGCGCGCAGGACAACTTCCTGGCAAAACTCAAGGAAGTGCTGGTATTCGCCGGTCATAAGCTAGAGGGCGACTGGGACCTTGCGGTCCAGTTCGCCAAACACCTGGCTTAATCGCCAGACCCATAGGCCCGCTACGGCGGGCCTATTTTCGCTCAGAAGAGACGCAGCATGTTCACGATTAAATACCGCCGCAACAATGCGGCCCTGATTACCGCCGCCCATGAAGTGTGCCTCGCGAAGCCCGGCAGCCCGCAGTATATCGATGCCTTAGCGCTGGCCACTGAGTTCGGCCTGATTCACCCGGACCTGATCCAGACGTTCAAGCGCGAAGACGCGCAGCAGCCCGGCGTGCTTAATTTCCTCAAGCCAAAGCAGCCCGAGAGCTATGTGCTGACAACCGAACGCCTGGACAGCCAGCCCGGCAAGCCGATTGCGGTTCTTATCTCCGATACGGAGGACCCGAATCTTCCTGGCGTTCCCGGCACCGGCTACCAGTTTGTGTATTACGGCGATGAGCTGTACATCATGAACCACACCGGCCAGACGGTTGAACTGATTAACCGCAATAGCCACCACAAAGCGTCCTGACGGGCGCTTTTTAGTGATTATTTTGTGAACATTGGGGCCATGGCCCCAGCGGAGTGTTATGGCTGGATTAAAAGAGCTATCCGCGCAGCTTCGCAGCCTGCAAAAACAGATCCCGTTTGCCACCGCGCAGGCGCTGACCAGCGTAGCGCGAAAGATTCAGGCCGCCGAAAAGGTGGCGATTCAGCGTAAGCTGGAAAACCCCACGCCGTTTACCGTCAACTCGGTAGGCTCACAGGGCGCGCGCCGCGACAACCTGACTGCGAAAGTATTCGTGCGCGACATCGCCGCCAGCTATCTGGAACCGTTTGAATTTGGCGGGCAGCACAAGCTGAACAGTCAGGCATTGCTTAACCCGAAGAACATCAAGCTGAACAAATACGGCAACCTGACGCGCAACAAGATGGCGCAACTCAAGGCGAAGCCGGACGTGTTTATTGGCGAAATTGACGGTGTAAACGGCGTCTGGCAGCGCAAGAAAGCGAAGGGCCGTAAAGGGCAGAAGCGCCGCAAGCGTTCGGCCAATGGCACACATCAGGCAGTGGTAAAGCGCAACGCGCCAAAGCTGCTTATCCGTTTCGGTAATGCGCTGCCGGTTAAGCCGGTTCTCGGTTACACGGACCGCGCCGGAACGATGGCAGCCAACCTGATGCCGCGTGAACTCAGCCAGGCGATCAATGCCGCGCTGGCCAGCGCAAAATAGGAGGCACGATGAAACACGTAATCCTGCCGCCGTTGCGTGAATACGGCCCGGCAGAAATGCGCGAAGGCCGTGCCGCGAGCGCCATCGTTTATAACGGTGCGCTGCGTGACGCGGGCGAAGCGATAAAGCGCGCCGGTGGCAGCTACAGCCACCAAATCGACGTTTATTCCATTTATCTCGATGACGAGTTCCGCGTGGATACCAGCGGTTGTGAACGCGTCGGATTATCGGAACGTATTCAGGCTACAGAGGCACGTGGCGAACGGTTGCGGCTGGCCGTGGCAGCACTAAGCAGACAGGGGAAGTGATGGGACAGATTGTTGAAATTCCAATGCCGCTGGCGAGCGGAAAAACAACCACAGCGCTGGCGATGTTACGCGGTTTTCTGGCGTCGGGAAAAGTTGCGCGGTTACTTGTGCCGACTAACGCCGATGCGGCATATCTGCTTAACCGACATAAGGAACTGCCTCGCGATTCAATTATGTGGGCAGGGCAGCTGCAATTTGACCACATTCACGCAGCAGTGCTGATTGTCGATGATGCCGGGCGTGTTGATGAACTGATGATGCTTAAAGGCGAGCGCTTCCAGAACCTGTCTGTAGCGCTTCAGCATCACATTGAAAGACGTTCAGAGCGCCTCGCTTTTCTGTTTACACCGTCATTTAAATGACATTGGGGCCACGGCCCCACATCTGTAGCGCCGTCGCCTCTGTTTGTCCCATTGGTGGCAATTCACGCGACTGCCTTCTAACTCACACGGATCACCAATGAAAGACAACAACGCGGCATCGGTCACGATTCTGCTGACCGCCTATGACGACAACGGCAAGCCGCTAGGCGGCATCAACAAGCTGGTAAGCGTGCAGGACATGCGCACCGCCGGTTATCCGCTCCTGATGGAAACAGCCGCAGGCGCTGCCAGCGAGCTGGAAGAGGTGATTAACGCGCATTACGGCATCGTGCCGCGCGGTTAATTGGGTAATTTCGAAGAGGATTAATCGTGTTCAAGTTTAATTTGAAGGGCTATGTGGCTATTCGCATCAGTAGCGAAAGAGGCCATATAAAAGCGCGTGCTGAATATGCCAATGGTGAAAATCAGTATCTTATCCACTATCTGGCAGCAGATGGCCGCGCGCGTGACGCATGGTTTGAGGAAGGTGATTTAAGCGACCTCGATAATTCTTTTCAGTATTTTCCACCACCTACCGCCCCGGTAAGTGACGGCGCTGAGATCCACTAAAAGCAAACTATCCAACCGCCTCCGGGCGGTTGTTTTGTATTGGGGCCATGGCCCCAGCAGGAGCAGAAGAAATGAAAGCATTGAGCTACGCAGCCCGCACAACTACGCCTGACGGCACAGACATTGACCGCATTGTTAAACAGGTAATCGATACAGCGGTATTTGTTCAGTCGAAATGCCATCCGGGCAAGCCGCTAAGCAAGGCTACCGCCCAAAACATTGCATGGGAAATTAAACGCCTTATTTGCCAGCGCATCAGCGTTGAAGTTGATCTGGTTATCAACGCCTCAACCGACGAAGACGACACGCCAGCGTCGGGGGGTATCACCTGTAACGCTTTGGATATGATTGCCGCGCAGGTCGCTATTCCTCAGTTCACGCCCGGCAATGCCCGTGTTATGCCGCTGCTCTACCCGAGCGCGGATGGCATCGAGCTGTGCGGCCCTCGCATCGAGTTTCGTGGGTCCCTCCCCGGTCCTATTTAACTCGCGGGCATTGCGCGCCGCGTGTTTTCACTAGCTAAAAATTTTTCGTTTTTTGGGTAACAGGTAACAGGTAACGCGACCAATGAATCAGGCCGATTTTGCAAAACTCCATGGCGTTAGCCGAAAGACGGTCACGACGTGGAAGGCGCGCGGCTGGCTGGTTATGGACGGTGACGAGGTGAACGTCGAGGCGTCAAACGCCAACATCGAGACGCACCGCAAAACTGTTACCCCGCCTGAAAAAAAAAAGAAATCGTCCGTAATCGAGGTAACACTCCGGCTTCGGATCGAGGTAACAGCGGATCAGGCAGTGACGGTGACGGCGACGACGACGAACACATAGCTGACGTTGCCGAGCGACTCGTTAAAGAGTACGGCGCAAACCTCTCGTTCGACGAAGCGCGAACGGTAAAAGCCAACTTCCACGCGAAGCTGGTGCAGCTGGATTACGAACAGAAGGCAGGACGCCTTCTCCCCTTTGAAGACATGCTCCGAACCATTGGCGACGAGTATGGACGCATCCGCACCCGCCTGATTGCAATCGCCCCCGAACACGGCCCACGGCTTAGGCTGCTGGCGCTAACCAGTGACGACACGGCATTCACGGCGGCGCTGCAGGAAATCATACACGAAGCTATGGAGGAGCTGAGTGCCGATGGAATTGAACCGCCAGACAGCGGATAAGCCGACAGCCTGGCAGAATTTCAAAAGCCTGCTGTTAGCCGTTCGCCGGGCGCTCAAACCGCCCGAACCGCTTCGCCTCAGTGAGTGGGCGAACAAATACGCGATGCTCTCCAAGGAGACCTCCGCACAGACAGGCCGATTCCGATCGTTTCGCTATCAGGACGGCATCATGGACGCTTTCACCGACCCAACGGTGGAAACCATCAGCGTCATGAAATCCGCTCGCGTGGGTTACACGAAGATTCTCGATCACGTCATTGGGTATTACATCGCCCACGACCCGTCGCCCATCCTCGCTATCCAGCCCCGCGAAACGGATGCCGAAGACTACAGCAAAACCGAAATCGCCCCCATGCTCCGCGATACGCCGGTGCTTGCAGAAGTGACCGGCGGCGCGAAAGCCAAAGACTCTAACCAGACGATCTTGAAGCGCACGTTTGCGAACGGCGCGAACCTGACGCTGGTTGGTGCCAACAGCCCCGGCGGTTTCCGTCGAATTTCCTGCCGCATCATCCTTTTCGATGAGGTGGACGGCTACCCCGCCAGCGGTGCAGGTAACGAAGGCGACCAGATTGCGCTCGGTAAAAAGCGATCTGAATCCTTCTGGAACCGCAAGATTGGCATCGGTTCGACGCCAACCGTGAAGGGCATCAGCCGCATTGAAAAGTCGTTCAACGAGAGCGACCAGCGGTACTTTTTCGTGCCGTGCCCGCATTGCGGCGAAATGCAGGTGCTGGAGTGGGGCGACCGCACGTCGCCTTACGGCATCAAATGGGACCGCGACGAAGACGGCAACAGCCTCCCCGAAACGGCCTATTACGCCTGCAGGCATAACGGCTGCGTTATCCAGCACACAAGCCTGCCCCTGATGTTAGAGGGCGGGGAATGGCGGGCGACCAAGCCATTCAAAGGCCACGCCGGATTTCACATCTGGACCGCCTACAGCCTGTTCCCGAACGCCGCCTGGAAAAAGCTGGTCGAGGAGTGGCTGAGCGTGAAAGACGACCCGGTCATGCGGCAAACCTTCATTAACACCACGCTGGGCCTGCCTTATGAGGATTCTGGCGAAAAAGCCCTGAGCGAGAAAAAGCTGGTCGAACGCACCGAAGTGTTTGGTGCGGAAGTGCCGGACGGCGTGGCGCTGTTAACGGCTGGCATCGATACACAGGATGGGCGTCTGGAAGTGGAGGTGGTTGGCTGGGGCCGCAACGAGGAAAGCTGGTCCATCGCCTACGACGTGATCGAGGGCGATATGGATACGCCGGAACCGTGGGCGCGTCTGGATGCGTACCTGAAACAAGTGTGGCGTCGTGCTGACGGCAGAGGCTTCCCGATTATGGCGGCCTGTATCGACTCAGGCGGGCACCACACGCAGGCGGTGTACACCTTTGCAAAAGAGCGCATTGGTCGCCGCATCTGGGCGATTAAGGGCGAATCTGCTCGCAACGGCAAGCGTTCGCCGGTCTGGCCTAACCAGAAGCCGTCCAAGCGCAGCAAATCGGCCTATCGTCCGATCATTATCGGCGTGAACGCCGCAAAAGATGCGATCCGCAACAGGCTGCATCTGGACCCGCCCGCACCGGGCGAAGCGCAGGCCGGTTACATGCATTACCCGGTTGACCGCGACCTGAACTATTTCAGCCAGCTGCTGGCAGAGAGTTCCATCGTGAAGCGCTCCGGCGGCTACCCGTACCGCGTATGGGAACTGCGACCGGGCCGCGCTAACGAGGCGCTCGACTGCCGCGTGTACAACTACGCGGCGCTGCACGGCCTGATGCATTCCGGCCTGAAATTAAACGTGGTCGCAGCCAGCGTGGAAGAGAACACCGCGAAACTGATCGCCGCACCGGCAGTAGTTGAGCCGAAGCCGAGCTTCCAGTTGCCGGGCGTCATTCTCCCCGCTGAAAACACGGAGCCGCGCAAGCGCCGCTCCAAACGACTCCCGTCATAAGGCACCCCCATGCACCCAACACGAAACAGCCTGCTGGCTGGCATGAGCCGTGCGCAACTGCAGGCGATGTTAACGCAGGCACAAACGGCGCTTATTGAACTCCAGCTGGGCAAAAAGGGCGTCTCGTTCAGCTACACGCAGGGCGACGGCACCCGCTCGGTTAGCTATAAGCCGACCAGCGTTGCCGACGTGACTTCGCTGATTATGCAACTGCAGCAGGCGCTAGGTATGCCTGGCACCCGCCGCCGTGCTGTGAGGTTCCGTTACTGATGAATACGAACGACGTCCGCATTCTGGGCGCTGACGGGCAACCGTTGCCGCCATCACGGCCTAAGTACGGTGCGCTGAACGGAAGCGGGCGCGTTCCGTATGACGCCGCTGACACCTTCAGCGACCAGCTGTCTGACTGGCAGCCTTCGCTTAACTCACCGGATAACGAGGTCAACGGCTACCGTGACCTGATGGTATCGCGCATTCGCGATATGACCCGCAACGACGGCTGGGCCAGCGGCGTGGTAACGCGCATTCTGGACAACGCCGTGGGCGCGGTATTCCGGCCTATTTTTAAGCCCGATTATCGTTTCCTCGCCATGCTGACCGGCAATGCGGGGTTTAACGCGGAGTGGGCCGACGAGTATTCGCGGTACATGAATGCTCAGTGGCGAACATGGGCCAACGATGAAGGTCGCTGGTGCGATATGGAGCGCAAGCTGACCGTATCGCAGATGCTTCGCCTTGCGTTGCGTCACAAACTGGTCGACGGCGACAGCCTGGTGCTGATGCACTACGAGCTGGAGCGCCTGGGCTACGGTAAAGCTTCGTATGCGACCGTGATGCAGGTTATCGACCCGGACCGCCTTAGCAACCCGCAGCAGGTCTACGACATGCTGCAGATTCGCGGCGGGGTGGAAATCGACGTGCACGGCGCGCCGGTGGCGTATCACATCCGTGAAGCCCATCAGGGTGACTGGTGGAGCGGTCAGAAAACGATGACGTGGCAGCGCATTCCTCGCGAAACGTCGTGGGGCCGCCCGATTGTGATCCACGATTTCGAACACGACCGTGCTGGCCAGCATCGCGGTATCAGTATTTTCGCGCCCGTTGTCCAGCGCCTGAAAATGCTGATTAAGTACGACCAGACGGAGCTGGAAAGCGCGATTTTAAACGCCATGTTCGGCGCGTTTATTCAGTCGCCTTACGACCCGGCAATGGTGGACGACGCGCTCGGCGATGACTCGCTCGGCGCGTACCAGGACGAGCGCATTGATTTTCACAACGACCGGCGCATTTCGCTGAAAGGCGGTTCGCGCATTCCGATCCTGTTCCCCGGCGAACAGATCACCACGGTCAACGCGGCCCGCCCGTACAGCAACTTTTCAGTGTTCCAGGACGCATTCCTTCGCAACATCACCGCCGCCACTGGCCTGTCCACGCAGCAAATCACGCAGGACTGGTCGAGCGTTAACTACAGTTCGGCCCGCGCCGCGTTGCTGGAAGCGTGGAAGACACTGAGCCGCCGCCGCCATGAGTTCGCGGTCGGCACCTGCCAGCCTATCGCCACCTGTTTTGTTGAGGAAATTCATTCCCTCGGCGGCGTGCCGCTGCCTGACGGCGCACCGGATTTTCTGGAGGCGAGAACGGCTTACAGCAACGCGCAGTGGATTGGTCCGGGACGTGGCTGGGTAGACCCGGTTGCGGAAAAAGAGGGCGCGATCCTCGGCATGGATGCGGGTATGTCTACGCTGGAAAACGAAGCAGCGGAGAACGTGGGCGAAGACTACGAACTGCTGCTGGAACAGCGCGCGCTGGAGCGTGCGAAATTCATCAAACTCGGCCTGCCGTTGCCTGAATGGATGCAACAGGACGACGCCAATAAAACGGTTAAAAAACCGGAGGAACAATGAAACTCCCGCTCCTAGCGCAGCGCATGTTCAACACGCCGCTGGCGCTTCACCCGGCGAAAGCCGAAGTGGCGGTCGCGGCCCTGTCGGAGCGGTTCGGTATCACGCGCATCAGCGCCTCGGACTGGCTCGGCGATGATGAAAAGGAGTCATTCAGCCGTAAGGGCCGCGACAAGGGTTACGACGTTGTCGGCGGGATCGCCATTGTGCCGGTCACCGGCACGCTGGTGCAGAAGCTGGGAAGCCTTCGCCCCTACAGCGGCATGACTGGATACGACGGTATCCGCCGGGCATTCCTGATGGCGCTCACGGATGACGCGGTGAAAGGCATCATGCTGGATATTGATTCACCCGGTGGAGAGGTTGCCGGTTGTTTCGACCTGGTAGACGAAATTTACCGGGCGCGCGGCACGAAGCCTATCTGGTCCGTACTCACGGAAAGCGCCTATTCAGCCGCTTACGCCATCGCCAGCGCTGCAGACCGCATTGTGGTCCCGCGCACCGGCGGCGTCGGTTCTATTGGCGTGATTGTGATCCACTGCGACTGGACGCAGAAAATCAAGGATGAGGGATTGGCCGTCACGATCATCAATTACGGTGACCGAAAAGCCGAATCCAACCCCTACCGTAAACTGAGCGATCAGGCCCGCGACGCCATCCAGAATGACGTCAACACCATGGGCGAGCTGTTCGTGGAAACCGTCGCCCGCAACCGTGGGCTATCTGAAAAAATCATCCGCAAAACGCAGGCTGCGACCTATATCGCCGCCGACGGCGTGGAACTGGGGCTGGCTGATGCCGTTGCTTCCCCGGACGCCGCGTTTCGCGACTTAATTGCACTGACCGGAGACTGATTATGTCCTTCCTTTCCAACTACGCACACCTGCTGGGCCTCAAGCCGAAAGGCGCACGCGCCGAAGACGAAGACGACGAAAAGGCGAAAAAGGCGAAAGCCCGCCGCGCCGAAGATGACGACGACAACGACCCGGATGCCGATGACGGTGACGACAATGACCCGGATGCTGATGACGACGACGAAAACGACCCTGACGCCGAGGAAGATGACGACGACAAACCCGCAGGCCGTAAAGCCAAAGGCAAGAAAGCCGAAGACGGTGATGACGACGAAGCCGACGCCAAAGTGGCGAAGGGCCGCGCCATCGAGCGCAAGCGTTGCGCCCGCATTTTTGGCTCTAAAGCCGCAGGCATTCGCCCGGATATGGCCGCGTCTCTGGCGTTCGGCACCAGTCTGAGTGCTAACGCAGCCATCGCGCAGCTGGAGCAGGCCGCCGCGTTCGGCGCACCGCAGGGCGGGCGTATGTCGCTCGATGAGCGTATGCGCAGCACGCGAAAACATCACGTCGGGCAGGATGCGCAGCAGCAGGCCACCACCGGCACGGCGGGCAAGATTAACGAAATGACCAACCTGTATAACGCAATCAACGGAGGCAAGTAATGAGCGCTACCGAATATGGCCAGAATACGTGGGGGCCATCGGCCCGCTCGGATGTTTTCATTCCCGATCAGCTGATCGCCAGCAACGCGCCGTTGATTGTGACCGACAACATCACCATCGCCGCTGGCCAGAATCTTAGCCGTGGCGCAATCCTCGGTCGTCAGTCGCAGAAATCCGTGGCGGGCGTCGCGGCATCGGGCAACACCGGTAACGGCACCGTCGTGGTATCACTCGGCACTGCAGCGGAAGTTGGCGCGTATACGCTGACCGCAACCAGCGCGACCGAGTTCACGCTGAAAGACCCTAACGGCACCGAAGTGGGCACCGTGACCGCAGGCACCGCGTTTACCGGCAACCAGCTGGTGCTGACCGTGACCGCAGGCGCGACCGCGTTCGTCGCCGGTGACGTGTTTACCCTGACCGTGACCGCCGCCAGCGGCTATTACGTTCTGAGCGTGCGCACCGCGACCGACGGCAGCCAGAACCCGGCTGCCGTGCTGGTTGATAACGTGGACGCCAGCGCCGCAGCGGTGGCAGGCAGCGGTTACTTCCAGGCGGCGGTGAACGCCAACCGCATTACCTACGACGACAGCTGGACCGTTGACGACCTGAAAGCCGCGCTGCGCGGCGTGGGGATCTTCCTCAAAGACGCACTGAGCGCCACGCCGGTCTAACCGTCCCGTAATCCCCTGAATGTGAATTGATGCCCTTAGCCGGGCAGGGATTCGCACGTCCAAATTTCGCCCGGCGCTTGCCGGGCTATGCGAGAAATGAATGACCGTTCAAGCCCCAATTGCTTTTGAAACCGCCGAACTCGTTGGCGTCGTACCTAACCTGCTGCTGTCGCAGAACTGGCTGCTCGATACGTTTTTCTCCAACGTCGTGATCGCGGAAACCGAAGACGTGGCCATCGACGTTGACGTGGGTAAACGCCGTATGGCCCCGTTCGTATCGCCGCTGGTTGCCGGTAAGCAGGTGGAAAGCCGCCGTATGCAGACCAACATGTTTAAACCGGCGTACATCAAAGATTTACGCGCACCGGATCTGCGCAAGCCGATTCGTCGCCAGCTGGGTGAGCGCATCGGTGGCAGCTTCACCGGCGCACAACGCGCCATGCTCAATATGCAGTTTGAGATGGCTGACCAGATCGACATCCTGAATCGCCGCATGGAGTGGATGGGCTGCAGCGCAATTACCAGCGGCACCGTGACCATCAAAGGCGAAGGTTTCCCGGAAACGCTGGTCGATTTTGGGCGTGACCCGGAGCTGACTATCGCGCTGACCGGCACCGATAAATGGCCTACCAGCGTGGCATCGGGCGCAACCAACACGCAGCCGACCGATGACATTGAAGAGTGGCAGACACTGGTCCTGCAGAAGTGCGGTGCAGCGCCGACCGACATCATCTTCACCAACGCCAGCTGGAAGCTGTTTAAGCTGGATACCAGCCTCAAGGGCGCGATCATCGCCCCGGCGCTGAACCCGTCAGGGAACATCATTAACCCCGGCGCACAGGTGCAGCAGGGCGCGGTCTGCAAGGGCTACTGGGGCAACTTCACCCTGTGGCTCTATAACGACTGGTACGTTGACCCGGACACCGGCGAGGAAGAGCCGATGATTCCAGACGGCAGCGTAATCCTGACCAGCCGTGCGCTGATGGGCACCCGCGCTTTCGGCATGATTCTGGACGACGATTTCAACTACCAGCCGATGGCGTATGCGCCGAAGACGTGGGTAGAGAAAAACCCCGGCCAGCGATTCCTGCTGATGCAGTCTGCGCCAATCATCATCCCGAGCCGAGTTAACGCGGCCCTGTGCGCGACGGTGGTGTAACGATGGCTGCAGCCAAACCAACCGCAGCGGCGAAAGCCGCTGTAAACGCCGCTGCGGCGTCGGAAACCGAAACCCCTGTAACCACTGGAGAAGTGACAGAAAACGCCGCTGTGGACCAGGCAGGGCCGATTCTGGACGATTCGGAAAGCGACGGCCTGATTGCGGTAGTAGTCCTGCCGCGAAACACCTTGCGCCACGACGGCAAAAAGCACCGCCAGCACGCAAAAGTGCTTCTGCCGGCCGACGAAGTGGATCGCCTGGTTAAGCGCGGCGTCGTGGTGACGCTGGCGCAGGCCCGCGCGGATGCACTGGAGCAGGAAGGCGTATCTGTGAGCGTTTCCGGCCTCGTTAAGATTAGCCAGGTCTGACCATGATTGACTGGGACCAGCACCTGCTGGCCCCGCTGCAGGAGACCTTTGGCGAGCCGGTGAACTACCGGCCCGCCAGTTCAGCCGCGTTCGATATTTCCGGCATCTTTGACCGGGCGTATACGCAGGACGTGGAACCGCTGGACGACGGCGACCCGGCTATTAACACCACGCAACCAGTGCTGGGCGTGCGTGACTCGGATTTCCCGAAACCTCCGCTGCAGGGCGACCGGCTTTATATTCCCCGCGTGGCGCAGCTGTTCGTCGTGAAAGACGTACAGCCTGACAGCCACGGCGGCTCCAAACTCGTTCTCAACCGCATAAGAACCGCATGAATTCAGCCACCATCCGCACGCTGACGGTCGCCGCTTTGAAGGCAGCCGCCACGGACGCGGGCGACCGCGTCTATTCGCCGCGCGACTGGCCAACGACCAGCGCCGATTATCCGGTGCTGCTCGTCCAGACGCCGTTCGACCACAAGCATTCTATGGGGCGAAATGCCCCGCAGTTCACCAGCGTGACCACGGTGCGCATTACGGGCCGTGTGGAAGCGTTCGACACGGACACCAACAACGGTGCCGGGCTGGCAGAGGAAGCCGCCGAACAACTGCGCCTGCAGGTTGAGCAGGGAGTGATTAACAGCTTTGAGCTGACACGTCAGACGCAGCAGTACAAGGAAGTGAGATCCACCATTGATGTTGATTCCAGCGGTGACAGCCACATTGGCCAGCTGCTTTACGAAATCGACGTCGAGTACTTCCAAGGGCCGGAGGATTTCTTCCCGGTCGAATCTGTTCCGCTTAATGGTATCGACCTGCAAGTGGGCATGCCAGACGGCACCACGAAACCGGGCTTTAACGCCGACCTCCAGCAATAACCGGAAACCCAAACCATGAAATTAAAACCCGCTGATGGGCGCGCCGTGCGCGACCCCGTCAAAGGCGAGCTATTGCCCGCAGAAGGCGCAGAGATTGCGCTTGATGCCTTCTGGCGTCGCCGCCTGCGTGACGGTGATGTGGTGGAAGTCACCACGGACACCGCCAGCACCACCGCTGCGTCGGCTGATGCCAGCACCACGACCAGCACCAAATCCAGCACCGCGAGCGCCAGCACCACGGCGAGCACGGCAAGTGCTG